GCGTTCTTAGCAGCAGCAATAGCTGTTGTATCTGCACCTGTTTCTAATGCTTTCATCAACTCTACGTCTTTAACTTCTAGTAGAGGCTTACGAACTTCGCGAATCTTATCTTTAAAAATTTCTTTAGCAGCATCGATATCTTCACTGATGACAGTTCCATTAAGAACCCAAGCACCACGGAAGTTACGATCTGCGGGAACAGTTGTACTAGCTGCATCAGCTTGCACTCCATTCATATCTACAATATATGTATCTACCATTTATTACTCCTATGCGGCTACTTGGAGATCTTCTGAGATCTTCCATGAATTACGCCATTCTCTTGTTTGAGGTAATTGTTCTTTCTTACAGATAACCATCTTTAGACGGTTACCTTCATTATACGTTTTCCATACCGCTTCTGGGCAGTCCTTCTGAATGAGGTACTCAATCGCTTCTTCTTCAGTCATCGCTGGCATTGGTTCAGTCTCATGCAGCAAGTAGCCACGAGTGTGCTTCTTGAAGTCAGGCTGCGCCTCGTCTTTTGCCAGTTCGTGATATACCCACACAGGTGGAAGGATACCGCCCTGCAATGCACACGCCATCCAGTTAGGGTCAGGCACAAGTATCTTGGCGCACTCATCAACGCTGTCCTCATAGACTACACGATAGTCTGACTGATGTGGCTCAAGGTTTTCTTTTGCCCAGCATAGGCGGTCAAACAGGTGAGTGCCTTTGAACTCTGGTGTCTGGGTCATTAGGCGAGGTCTCCCAAAACCATAAACTGCGCTTCTGAAACATCCGCAACAGAACCTGTGCTTCCCACACGATAAAATGTATCTACATATGCTACATTCATTTCGTTGCCGGAACATACGCTAGTGCTTGCGTTGCCAGCAAAACCAGCGGCTGCGTAGTCATTGTTTGCCATATTGTTTGTGTAGTTTGGGCGGTAATTTCCTGTGCCAACATCCGTAAGACTGGCGTAGTTTAGGCTGTTAGTAATGGATGTTCCTGCATTGTGCTGTATCCAAGCCTTCGCCAAACCCTGCTGCAACTGCATAGTCGCCGCACCACCTTCACTTGTTACTGTGATGTCACCAGCGGTTGTCTTGCCGGTGAGCGTATCTACTTTTATCTCACTCATGCTAAGTCTCCAATACATGCTGACATTGTATTATTTCTATCCACAAGAGTAGCTGTAGAATTTTGCACGGCGTAAGTGTAAGTGCTTGTTGTTGCTGCGGCACCGTGTCTAACAGAAGAAATTATACCATAACTAGTGCTTTCTTCGCCTGTTGACCCAGCCGTAAAATAATTTACACTAGACATGTTGTTAATAAAAACTGGTGAGCATATGCCTGTAGCACCATCTGTAATGCTTGAAGTATTGAAACTTTCTAAAACAGTTGTTTCATCGTCATCGTGAATTTCAAACGACTTTGCAGTAATTTGCTTAGTCAGCGTGACAGGACTTGTGCCATCGCTGGCTGTAATTGTGTCTGTGCGTAATTCACTCATGCTATTACCAGATTACCATTAACTGTAACGGTAACTCCTGTCGCTAGGGTTAAAGGGCCAGCGCAAAGTGCGTTGGTGTTAGCTACTACTGTGACGCTAGTGTTTAACTCACTCTCATGCACTCTAAAGATGTCTGCCGTACCACCACCACTATCACCAAGGAAGCTACCTCCACCTAATACAAGGGCAGGGTCTAGCTTGGCTTGTGTAATAGAACCGTCAGGTGGAACAGTAGCCTGTAGTGCTAGTGCGTTATAGACCACATAGATGTCGTCAGAGGCCACTACAGAACCTGTGAGGGTAACTGTAGTCCCTGCTGCTGAGTAAGCCTCAGTAGGCTCCTGACGGACGTTATTGATGTATAGGTCAATAGCCTCTGAACTAGCTACAGCATGAGACAGTGTTAGTGTCGTACCTGTAGAACCTGTTAGGTCTTGTTTAGGGGGAGTCTTACTAAAGCCTTGTGCTTGTTGATTACCAATGTAACCCATAGTTCTCTCCCTTATGTACTGATATCATCAACGGCAGATACCCAAGCATCCATAGAAGCTGCTGTGTCTGACTTAACCCACAGCCTGTCACCGCTTGCGACTACTACCTTTGCGCCACCATCAAGTAGCTGCAATGCACCGCCAGCAGCAATAGGTGCGCCTTTGATTAGATAGTGATTAGTACCACCGTTTGAAATGTAACAGTCTACTGTGATTGCATTACTAGTAGTATTCGTCATATGAATACCAACAATCGTATCGTAACTGTCAAAGTCTGTGCCATTAGGAATATCAGCCGCTGTAGTGCCTACGCCCTGTAGCATATATCGTCTAAAATTTTGTGCCATAATTTATCCTTTATAGGGCGATTGCCATTGCGATTGCAAATCCAGCAGAAGCTGTTGTGCTTGGATCAGGTGCAACTGCACTCCAAGTATTACCATCATACACCCTCATCTCGCTGTCTGTGGTGTTGTAGTACAGATCACCAGCATGAAGACCCTGACCATCGTTGTCAGTTGTGGGGTCTGCCGACTTTGATCCAAGGTACGTGTCATCAAATTGGTCAAATCTAGCTGCTGCTTGTTCTGCGTAGTAACGTGCTGAGTACAGACCGCCACTAACTGTCGTATAAACATCAAATGATTGACCACCACCCAACGCCCACTGTTTAGCAGAGCCATTCAGGGGTGTCATTGTACCGATAGCGTGGGCTTTAGCAGAGTATCCAGTACCATTATCTACACTGCCTGTGGTATTAGTTGCCCACTCCTGTGCAGCACCTGCACCAGCCGTGTTAGTAACACCAGTACCACCAATAGACCAAGCCTTAGCTGAGTAACCTGTAGCATCAACGATGCCTGTGGTCTTAGTAGCCCATTCCTGTGCATTGGTTTCGCTAGTTGCAGCATTAGTCTCACTTGTTCCAGCATTAGTAGCTGAAGTAGCTGCTGCATCCTGATAGTGTTTAGCTGAGTAGTCAGTAGTCACACCATCTGATAGAGTGTACTGGCTACCGATAGGGTGGATAGCAAGTTTAGTAGCGTCAGGGATGATAGAGCCTGTGGCTGCTGTAACGGCTGCGTTAGCTGCTATTACTGCTGCACTAGCTGCTGCTGCTGAGATGCCATCAGCGTAAGCCTTAGTAGCTGCATCAGTAGTAGCTGTAGGTGTTCCTACGTTCTTAATAACACTGCCTAAGGCATCCCACTTGTTATCAGTCCCTAGTTGAACTGAATCCTCAGCACGGTCTATTGACTCTTGGGCTGCATGGAAGACCTGAATACTACTATCATCCAAGTCTTCTTCAGTCAACACTGAGCCAGACGCAAAGTCCACTGCACGTGCTGTAAGGTCTGTACTACGGCGAACCTGTACTAGCGTACCAGTAGCAGGGGCAGAGGTTAGTTGTACAGTAGAGCTAGAAGGAAAAGTTAGA